GGTCGCTCGCCTTGTCTACGGGATGTTTCTGGATCGTCATCTGCGGGTTATCCTGCTCGGTATGCCAGGCCCACCACCGAAGACTCCGGGACAACGTCGACGGCGCAACGCGTCGCCGGGATTCATCCAGCTCGATCCGAACGGGCACGTCGCCGAGATCCCGAAGTGGCCGCTCACGATCTCCCCGTCAGACGAGATCGCGGAGCTTGAGGCCGAGCGCTGGGACGAGCTGTGGCATCTCCCGCAGGCGGTCGAGTGGGAGCGCATGAAGTGCTTCGGCGACGTCGCGCTGTACACCCGGATGTGGGTCGTTGTGAGCCTCGGATCTGACTCCAAGCTGCTCTCCGAGGTCCGACAGCTCGATGCGAAGATCGGGGTAAGCCCCAAGGCGATGCAGGGACTGCGTTGGGAGATCCCGCAGCACCTCGAGGATGCCCAGCGCGCCGCCCCGACGTTGCAGTCTGTCGAGCACCAGACCTACGTCCCGACCGCCGCCGCGGGGTAGTCGTGCCCTGGCGCGGGGCATCGGTGCAGGGCGAGATCCCGACGTTGGGATTCCAGGTCGTGCAGTTCATCGAGACCTTCTGCGTGGTGCCGGACGGGGAGTTCGCGGGCGAGCCGTTCATCCTGTCGCCGGAGCAGCGCGAGTTCATCTGGGGGATGTACGCGCTGAAGCCCGAGGCGGAGGTCGATCGGCGCAAGCCCTCGAGGGCGTTCCTGTTCGATCGGGGCGGCCAACTCGTCGCGCCGCAGAAGTGGGGCAAGGGGCCGCTGTCGGCGGCCGTCATCATCGCCGAAACGCTCGGCCCGGTGCTCTTTGACGGCTGGGACGCCGACGGGAACCCGGTGGGGCGTCCCTGGGCGACCCCGTGGATCCAGGTGACGGCCGTCTCGGAGGATCAGACCCAGAACATCTGGCGCGCGCTGATCCCGATGATCCGCCTCGGGGAACTGAAGGCCGACATCCCCGACACGGGCGAGACACGGATCAACTTCGTGGACGGCGGGAGGATCGATCCGGTAACCGCCTCGGCCCGTTCCCGACTCGGGCAGCGCATCACCTTCTCCGCCCAGGACGAGGCGCACGACTGGACCGATCGCAACGGCGGACGGAAGCTCGCCGACACCCAACGCCGCAACCTCGCCGGGATGGGCGGGCGGTTCATGGAGACCGGCAACGCCTGGGATCCCGCGGAGGACTCGGTCGCGCAATCGACGTTCGACAAGGAGACCGGCGTCTACAAGATGATGCTGCAGCCGGGACCGGGGTCGATTCGCAACCAGCGCGAGCGCATGCGCGTGCTGCGCGCGCTCTACGGGGGAAACCCGTGGATCGACACGGAAAGGATCTCCTCGGAGATCGACAACCTGCTCGAGCGGGGAGAACTCGCTCAAGCAGAGCGGTTCTTCATGAACCGCATCGTGCCCGGGGAGGACAAGGCGTTCGACATCCGGCTGTGGGATCAGCAGTCCCGCCCGAACAAGCACCCGAAGGACCGGGAGCGGATCGTGGTCGGGGTCGACGGCGCCCGCTATGTCGACGCCTTAGCGGTTATTGGAACGACCATCAACGAGGGGTTCTCGTTCGTGTTGGGGATCTGGCAGCGTCCCGAACAGGCGCCGGACGATTATGAGCACCCGATGGACGAAGTTGACGGCACGCTGCTCGATGCGTTCGACCGGTTCCACATCTGGCGGGTCTACATCGACCCCGGATCCCAGTACGCCAACATCTCCCCGCTGATGGAGCGCTGGCAGGGCCGCTGGGGGGAGAAACGGATCATCGAGTGGCAGATGAACCGGCCCAAGCCGACCTGCTATCTGATCCGGAACTTCGTCTCGGCCATCATGACCGGCGACCTCACCCACGACGGGCACCCGCTGATGCGCGAGCACGTCGCCAACGCGCGCCGCAAGATCATGAACGTCTACGACGAAGACGGTCACGCGATGTTCGTGTTGCAGAAGGAGGCACCGCGCTCGGCCAAGAAGATCGACGGTGCGGCGGCCGCCGCGCTGTCGTGGCAGGCCCGCGGCGACGCGATCGCCTCGGGCACGATGCTCCCGGGGCCGTATGACAACCTGGCGAACAACTGCGCGACCTGCGGGCACATCAAGCGCCACCACAAGCCCGAATGCATCGTGGCACCGGCCGGTCACTGCTCGGTTTGGGTCCAGCCGGTGCTCGATCTCGAGCCGGAACATGGGTTCTCCGGGTTCGTTGAGCCGGAAGCATGATGTACGCTGCACCCCGAGACGGCCGCAACCCGTCGATGACCTCGTGAGGAGTCGATGGAGAATCCACTGACCCGGATCATCCGCGGGGGCCGGAAGTCGGCTCGACTGTCCCCGGATGGTCTTCGGATCACCGAGTTTCCGCCCCCGGTTACCCACCTGCTGCGTCTCTATGGGCTGGCCGGATCCTACGAGCAACTCTACGCGTCGCAGCCGAACGTGCGGACCGTTGTCTCCGACCTCGCACGCGAGGCCGCGGAGCTGTCGATCAAGATGTACATGAAGGATCCGCGCGGACCCCTGCTCGCCGACGCGCGCATCGAGGTCGACCACCCGATGATGGAGCTGCTGGGCGAACCCGAGCCGCTGATGAGTCCCTACCGGTTCTGGTTTGCGCTGTTCGCCGACATCGGGATCTTCGACATCGCGTTCTGGCGGATGGTCGGTCACCCTCCGGCCGCGCTCGTACGTATTCCTCCGAGCGCGATCACGCCTCAGTACGATCCGCGGACCGGGCGGGTGACCGAGTGGCGAGCCATGGCGACGGGGGAACGTATCCCCCCGTCAGAGCTGGTGGTCTTCTGGGGGTTCGACCCCGCGATCAACCACGGCCACATCGCGCCGCTCGAGACCCTTCGCCGGACCCTCGCCGAGGACTACGCCGCCTCGCAGGACCGCGAGCACCGTTGGGCAAACGCGCTTCGCAAGGACGGCGTCATCGAGCAGGCGGTTGATGCGCCGAGGATGTCGGACGAAGCGCGCGAGAGTTTCCTCACCGACGCCGAGATCGCGCTGTCGGGCGCGCAGAACTCCTACACGCCGTTCATGTTGGAACCGGGTATGAGCTTCAAGGACACCGAGTGGTCGCCAAAGGAGATGGAATATCTCAACGCGCGCAAACTGAACCGCACCGAGGTCGCCGCGGCCTACCACTACCCGGCGGCGAAGGTGCTCGCACAAACATCGGGCGCGGACCCGGGCGCCGACACGCTGAGCTACTTCTACACCTCGACGCTGCCGCCCTACCTCACGCGGGTCGAGAACGAGATCGAGGCGCAGCTCCTGCCGCAGTTCGAGCTGAGCAAGGCGACGCGGAAGACCTTCTATCTCGAGTTCAACTTGGACGCCAAGATGCGCGGCAACTTCGAGCAGCAGGCCGCGGTGATGGCGACGACGGCGGGCGGACCGGTGGTCACCGTCAACGAGGCGCGCTCGCGGCTGAACCTGCCGCCGATCACCGACGGCGACCTGATCTTCATCCCGATGAACTCGATGCGCGGCGGCGGACCACAGGGAGCGCCGCAGTCACCGGTCGATACGCCCGCGCAGGGGCTGAATCCGGCCGGAACGACCCCGACGCCGTTGCCGGGAGGTGGGAACGCGCCAGCTCTGCCACCCGGCACGGCGTCGTTGAGCCAGGCACAGATCAAGGAGGTGCTGTCACCGGATGCGAAGGGCGACTCGGTCGAAGCGATATTGGCGGGCCACGAACTCAAGATGGCGCGGACGAAAGCCGCCAGCGACCTCATCGCGTTCATGCGCGAGACTCGAGCACGGTTCGAGGAGCGGCATGCTTCGATGTTCGCGAAGTTCTTCACTCGCCAACTGAACGCGCTCAAGGGCGGCAAGACCGACCTCGCATCGAAACGGTGGATCAAGGAACTCGCCGCCGATCTGTTCGGTGTGTCGCTGCAGACCGTTGAGCACGTCGGCAAGAACACGGCTAAGAGTTTGGACGCCGATTGGTCGACCGAGCGGACCTCGGAGTACCTCCAGGTGTCGGCCCAGGCGAAGTCCGAGGCGATCAACAACTCGACGATGAACCTGGTGCAGACCTACGGAACCTCGAACACACCGCTCGAGGACTACGCGGACGCGGTGTTCGGGGAGGGGCGGATCGACGAGCTGTCCCGATCGAACACGACCTTCGCGATGAACTGGGCCGCGGGGGAGGCCGCGCACCAGAACGACCTGGCGGTGAAGAAGACGTGGTTGGTCACTTCCGATAATCCCAGAGCGTCTCACGCCGCTCTGGACGGTACGTCGATCGAGTTCGAGGAGACCTTCGCCAATGGTCTGCGTTTCCCCGGTGACGGTGCGACCGGGAACGCCGACGAGACCGCGAACTGTTCGTGCGTGATGTCGGTGAGCCTATGATGAACCTCTCGACCCAGAGGAGCCTGCGATGACGCTTCACAAGTCCTACGACATCAGCTCGTTCAAGGCGCGTCCGGACGAGGGCGAGGGCACGTTCGAGGCGGTTGTGTCGGTGTTCGGCAATGTCGACCTGCAGAACGATCGGGTGATGCCGGGCGCGTTCGAGAAGTCGATCGAGAAGTGGAAGACGGCGGGGGATCCCATCCCGGTCCTGTGGTCACACGATTGGGGCGATCCGTTCGCACACATCGGCTACGTCGATCCCGCGGACGTGCGCGAGATCCGGGGCAAGGCCGGACAGGTTCCCGGCGGGCTGCTCGTCAAGGGCCACCTCGACGTGCACAAGCCCTTCGCCAAGCAGGTGTATGACCTGCTGGCCGAGCGCCGCGTCAAGGAGTTCTCGTTCAGCTACGACATCCCGGCGGGCGGCGAGCGCCGAGGCAAGGATGGTGCGAACGAGCTGACGACGGTCGACATCATCGAGATCGGCCCGACGTTGAAGGGCGCGAACCCCGCGACGGTCTCGCTCGGGACGAAGTCCAACGGGGACATCGAGGAGGAACGGCGGATGAAGCTCCGGCTCGACCGTGCCGCCGACATCGAGCTGAAGGCTGCGATCGAGAAGGCGTCCTGGGACGGCGCCGCGGCGATGCGCTCCTGCTCCTCGGCCGCGGACTTCCGCAAGATCGCGTTCGAGCGCGCGAACGACTCGGACCCCGATACCGCCGCGCACTGGGCGCTGCCGCATCATTCCTCTCCCGGTGCGGAGGCGAATCCGGCAGGCGTCGCCGCGGCCCTTGGTGCCCTCCATGGAGGTCGCGGCGGCGCTCCGGATCTGAAGTCCAAGGGCGCGGCCGAGTCCCACCTCAACGCGCACTCGGGTTCGGAGAAGGCATACGTCGAGGAGCAGCACCCGCGCGCAGCGGGTGGTGAGTGGACCGCGGGCGATGGCGGTAGCAACAAGCCCAAGCCCAGCGACGCCGAGCTGGAGAAGGACAAGACCCACCCGCTCGGGGAAGGCACGCTGAACGATCTTCGCAAGGCGCTGCGGGAGGCTGGGATGCCCAAGGAAGACGTGATCGCGCTCGCACATCTGATGCGGGACAACTTCCACGAGTCGGGCAAGATCAACATCCCCAAGGAGGCCGACAAGTTCCTGAAGCCGATCGAACGCGCCCGCCTCGGCGAGGCGATCCGTGCCGAGGCGCGCAAGCGCGGCTGGAAGCCCCCGGAGGAGAAGTCCCTCGGGAAGCCCTGGCACGTCGAGAAGCACGGGGACGAATACTGCGTGATCAAGGACGCCGACGGCTCCCAGGTCGCGTGTCATCCGACCGAGGCCGCCGCGATGGCGCAGGTGCGCGCGCTCTACGCCAACGAGAAGCGGGCCGCCACGAAGTCCGGACGGGTGGTCGGCGCCAAGGCCGCTGCCGCGCTGAAGGATGCGCTGGCCGGTGCGGTCGACAAGTGGGCCTCGGACATGAACGGTACCGGCGAGGTCGCCCAGGAGAAGAAGCTCGACGCCGAGCTGACCGAGTTCAACGACATCATCGCGAACCTCGAGATCAAGAGGTAGCCGTGCCCGACACGAATATCGGTGACCTCGAGCTGGCGGTCCTTCGGTCGAAGGTCTTCGACGAACGCCTGCATCCGCGCGATCCGCACTCCGGGGAGTTCACGAGTACGCCCGGCGGTGGCGGTGGCGGTGACACGGAGGAGACCCGGCTACGGCTCGCCGACGAGCGCAAGATCCTGTACGGACAGCACGAGGGGACGCCGGATGATCCGGTGCCGTGCGGGGGCGACATCGAACGCGCGGCGCGCGTGCTCGAGAACGGCGGACACGTCACCCTGAACCAGCCGGATGAGGTCGCGACACTGCTGGACAAGCTCCGAGACATCGTCAAGGAGGCCGAGGACAAGGGCGAGAAGGCACCGAACTACGACCTGTGCAACGTCTCGGTCCCTGGGACGAACCTGTTCTGCCAGGACGAGGTCAAGCGCTCCGACGGTACGCCGATCGAGCGGGTGCAGATGCCGCAGCTCTCGACGAAGGATCCGGTCCCCGGCTCCGAGGCCGACAAGATGCCGCGGAACAAGAAGGGGGAGGTCGACCTGTCCCGGCAGTTCGGGGAGTTCCTCGCATCCTCGGGACGCGCGACGACCAACACGACGATCGACGCCTCGCACCTGCGCGCCTCCCAGTCGGAGCTGAACGGCGGGAAGGTCGCGGGGATCGCGGGCGCGGTCGCCGCGGGCAAGATCGACGTCAACGACCCGAAGGGAGCGATCTACGTCACGCGGGACAACTACGTCATCGACGGCCACCACCGCTGGGCCGCCTACGTCGCGGAGTCCTACCGGACCGGCGAGACGATCGACATGCCGGTGATCGTGGTGGACACCGACATCGGCGAGGCGCTGACGCTGGCGAACTTCTGGACCGAGGAGATGGGGATCCCGGCCGCGGACGTGACGAAGAAGGCGTTTCACGACCCACACCTCTACGCCGCCGCGATCGACACGCCCGAGCTGCTCGAGGTGCTCGCGAAGTTCTCCGAGACCCAGCCGCGCGACGCCGAGGGACAGTGGACCGGCCGACCCGGTGAGACGGCCGGACGGCCGGACACGCCGACCGACATGGTGCACTGGACGCGGTTCGACGACGCCGAGACGCGGCTGGGCGACGCGCGGAAGTATGAGGGCGAGCACGTTCTCGCGATCATGCGGAGCGGCCCGTCCCACAGTGGCAACCTTCACGTCGGGGCCACGGCGATGACGGTTGGCGAGGACGAGCTGAACCCGTCCGACGTTCGCCAGATCGCGGTCTACGGGAACTGGGCGAAGGCCGGGAACGCCGGAAACGCATCCTCGCTGATCCGTTGGTTCAACGAGGGCGCGGGCGGCGCGATCGCGTGGGGATCTCCCGGCGATTGGGCGCAGTGTGTCGCGATCGCATCGGCGCACATGGGCGTCGAGGACGCGAAGGGTTTCTGCCAGAACCGGCACCAAGAGGCCACCGGCATGTCGACGGCCGAGCACGCGCACAACGAGGGCAAGGCGGGCGACTTCACGCCGAGCTTGCACCCGCGCGACGAACACGGACGGTTCACGGATTCGGGGGGCGGTGGTGCCCCTTTAGCCGGAGCGGCGGTCCCGCCGCTACCGGGCGAGACGCCGATACCGCCGGGGACCGTGCGCCTGTTTCACATCACGCCGCTGCAGAACGCGGAAGCGATCAGCGAGCACGGATTGACGCGGTCGACCGCGCGCGGGGAGTCCTACGGCGAACCGAACCAGATCTGGGCTAGCTCCGGGGTTCGCTCCCAGCAGGCTCAGCGAGTCACCGATGGCGGGCTGATGGATTCGCAGTTCGCGGTGGTCGAGTTCTGGGCGCCGCCCGATCAGCTCGACATCGGACACTGGGAGAAGCCGGAGGATCTCGAAGCTCGTGCGTCCGACGTTACGTTCTACGGAGACGTGTCACCGGAACAGATCATCGCGGTGCACGAGCCGTGGCACGCGGCCTACCGGTACCTGTCGGAATATGCCAACGATGTCCGCAAGGGCGAGTACGACTGGGCCGCGCTCGACAACTCGAACTACGCGCGCGCAATCGAGAAGATCAAGAACGGCAAGGACTTCACTCCGAGCCTGCACCCGCGCTATCCCCGCGGAACACCGGGCGGCCTCGGCGGGCAGTTCATGCCGGGGGTGGACGGCGCGGATGTGCTCGAGCCTGAAGCCACCGGGATGATCCAGGCGCACGAGGCCGAGCTGGCCGCGCGCGGGCTACACGTCGGGGACGAGGTGCACTACATCAGCGTGCCCATGTACTACCAAGGTCCGTCGGAACCGTCCCGCCCCGGATCACCTGAGTACATCGTCGCCACGATCGACCACGTCGACAACGACGGGATCCATCTGTTCGTCCCGAAGGAGCAGCCGGGGCGCTACGGGTTCACCAACGACAACGAAGACAGACTGATCCAGGCCGACCAGCTTGCATCGTTGGATGCTCTCCCGGTTCTACCTGAAGGCATGTCTCCGGTCGAGTTCCGCGCTCCAGCAGCCGGTAACCCGAACGGTGTGCCCCGGTATCTGCTGGGCAACGCGGTCTTCGAGGACACCGACTCCGGGCCGGAGCGGGTCGGGATCCTCTCACCAGAGGAGATGCAGGGAGTCGTGCGTCTCGCGGGCGCGCAGGCGGGTGACTTCCACGAGGGCGATCTCGTTGTGACGAGCGACGGCGACGTCGGCACGCTGATGCGGATCGGCACCGACCGGGGCGATGACACCGCGACGATCCGGCTCAACGACGGGCGGGTGCTCGCCGACATCGCACCAACGCAGCACGCGGGAACGTGGGAGACACCCCCGGGTTGGATCGCTGCAGGTGTGCGAGGTCTCACGACCGCACGAGAGGTGTACATGCGTACCGAGACGGAGCATGCGGTGTACGCCAGCAACACCGACGACGAATCGGGCCGGGTCTATGCGATCGAGTATCCGGCGTCCTGGCAGGACGACGTGACGGGCATCGCTGGATTGCGCGCCGCGGTCGAATACTCGGTCAACCAGAACCACGAGATGGAGAAGGACTCCGGCCTGAAGAACCGGTGGCGCGGCACGATCAAGTTCGACACGATGGAAGACGGTGTCGCCGCGTACAAGGACTGGAACTGCTCGATCGCGATCGGGGACTCTGTCCTGCGGGACATCCCCGAGGGCACTGACCGTGTGCTGAACCCGAAGGACGTCGAGGACGGTCAGGGTGTCCTGAGCCACGAGCTGGCGCACGGGCTGTCACACACGCTGTATTCGGGGGATTACAAGGGCCACAACATCCCGCTGGAGGAGGGCGTCGCCGAGGCGTATCGCGAGGCGTTCATGGCGGTGAAGGCGTACGGTCCGAACGCGCCGTCTCCCTACAGCGGTGGTCAGTTTCCGCCCGGCTACATGAGCTACAACGCGTATGTGACCGGCGTGAACCAGGCTCTGCTTCTGTCGAGGTACAACCCACCATTCGAGTATCCGGCGCAGGAAGAGGAAACCTGGACGGATCGGCTCGACTGGGCACGCGATCTGCTACAGACACCGCTGCCCGAACGACAAGCCAAGCTCGACAAGGCGACCGCGGCTTCCGGCGAGCACGTTGTGTTCATCGGCACGGGCCATGGGTCGGAGATGGGATACACCACCGCCGCCAACGAGAAGTCCCGCGCGCCGCAGACGGCCGATGATGTGAAGGCGATCATCATGTCTTCGCTCGGGAGCGTGGACGATGCCGAGCGTGCGCTCGCCGTCGTCCGCGCGTGGATAGACGATCACCCCGAAGACGGCGCGACGATCGGGATGGACGCCGAGTGCCTGCACATGCTCATCGCCGCGCAGGCGCCCGACTCCGGCGAGAAGGCGGGCGAGTTCACCGAGCGTCTGCACCCTCGAGACGAGCACGGACGGTTCGCTGAGACCGGCGGTTCGGCTCTTCGGGTGCAGTACGAGGAGGCACTGGGACGTGCGATCGTGGTAGCACGGGCCTCCGACGGAGAAGTTGTTGGTCGGTTGCGGTTGAATGTCGGTACCCAGAACGAAGCTGTTGTGGAGTCGGTTGATGTTGTTGAGAGGTTACGTGGGCAGGGTGTAGCCACTCAACTGGCGGTGGCGCTCCATGAACACTCTCCCGATGTATTACTCGTACACCGCGATCCTTTCACAGCGGAGGGGCGCGCATGGGCACAAGCGATGGTGAGGGAGTACCCGAACTGGAATGTCATCAGGTCGGAGTCGGATACGACCGGTTCGTCGCTCACGAGGACCGACTACGAGGGCCAGGTCGGTAACACGCAACACATCACTGCGATCGAGGAGGGACACATCCCGACGGCGGCGATCCGGTACCTCCGCGGTGTCATGGGCGAGGTGCCCGGCGACCATCGCAACATCCAGGGCGAGGACTGGGAGAAGTTCAAACAGGACATCGCGGCCAACGGCATCAAGCAGCCGATCTTCATCACGGTCGATCACGGCGAGCAGCCGAAGATCAGCGAGGGCAATCACCGGCGCGATGCTGCGGTTGAACTCGGGATGGAGAACGTCCCCGTCGAGATCCGGTACTTCGGGCACGCCGAGCAGGAGGGTACGGTCGCGGAGCGTTACTCGGCCGGGAACAGTGCTGTTCCGATCCCGGTAGATCTGCCGGATGATCCCGCCGAGCTGCTCGAGCTGCTCGACAATGGGCTGGACACACCGGAGGAGGTCGGCGCCGCGATCGCGAAGCTCGGTGCGATCAAGGTCGAGTTCGATGCGCCGGGCGTTGACGCGGTGTATCTGCATCAGCCCGTCGACGGCGGCGAGCCGACGGTGATCGAGTGGAGCGGGGACGACTCGTTCTCTGAGACGCACAACGCCTATGACTGGGTCGGCGAACAAGACGCGTCGGACTACTACCCCAACTACGATCAGGAGTTCAGCGATCAGTTCTGGCAGAGGCCCGACGTGCTGTATCACGGCACGGATCCCGACCGCATTCCCGAGATCATGTCCGAGGGTTTGCAGATGCGCTCGGAGACGCGCGGGTTGTCCAACCGGTACGAGGGTGCGGCGGTCTACACAAGCACGGAGCCGGATGAGGCCGAATATTACTACGGCCAGGTGCTGGTGATCGACACCGCGGCGATGGCGGCCGACGGACTCAAGCCCTTCGTCAGCCAGGAGCCGGATGTTTCCAACGCGAACCTCGAAGAAGCGCTCGCGAGCGCCATCGGACTGTTCGACTTCGAGGCCGAGACCGAAGGCGGGATGAGTCCGAGCACGATTGTGGTCAACGGCGACATCCCGCCGCAGTACATCACCGTGATGGAGCTGGCGAAAGCGATCCTCGAACACCGCGCGCGCAAGGAGTTCACCGAACACCTGCACCCTCGAGACGAGCGCGGGCGTTTCGCGGAGACGGCGGGACACGGCTGGGACGGGTTCCCGTTCGACGAGCGCAAGGGAGAGGGGCCGCGTGAGGGCGACACGCCGCCGGAGCGAACGCCGGAGGGTGACTTCGTCATGTACCACTCGACGTCGCCGGTCGCCGCGGCCTCGATCGTGGGCGGACGGGAGATCCTGCCGGATGACTTCAACGCGGTCGGGCTGGCGACGACGCCGGAGGCCGCACGGATCTACGGCATCATGAAAGCGGGGCCGAACGCGCAGGTGTTGCGGGTCACGGTGTCCCAGGAGTGGTTGAGCGAGCAGCGCGCGCAGCATGAGATCGGCGGCTCCGGTCACGATCAGTTCCTGATCCAGCCCGCGCACGGTTCCGCCCCCGATGGCTGGGAGGGACTGCCGTCGGATGCCATCGTTGATATCCGCCCGGCATTAACGGCCGCCGACGACTACCGCAAGACGTGGAAGCCGGACATGACGCCGGAGGAGGGCCACGCCTGGGCCGAGGCGGCGGGGACGAAGATCCCGCAGACCGTGGTGCACATGACCGAGATGAGCAACGTCGACGGCATCAAGGGCACCGGGTTCAATCCGGCGGCACAATCGATGCACGAGTACGGACGGTACTTCGCGGTCGATCCGGACACCGCAGCGTTCTACGAGTACAAGGGAAACGCCGCGGTCTCGACCGTTGTGGTCGCGCAGAACCCGCTGGTGTTGGACTGGCGCGGAAACGTGACCTCTGACTTCGCGCGCGCGGGCGAGTTCCGCGAGGCGGCGCTCGAGGCGGCCGGTATCGATCCGGATGCGGTGATCTATGACGAGGATCTCAGCGAGTTTCGTGCCGCTGATAGCGCCGAGGACACGACGACGCTGTTGAAAGCCGCGGGCTATGACAGCGTCTCGATCTTCGCGCACTCCGGCGGCAACGAGGATCCGACAACCGGCGGCGACCAGCTCATCGTGTTCGATCGCGAGCAGGCCGTGGTGATTGGGACCGAGACCGTCCCGTCGATGACGAACGATCCGACGAACATCTGGCGGACCTACTACTCGGAGGAAGACCAGGCGTTGCTCCCGACGCAGCCCGAGCAGACCGCACCACGGGAAGTGTGGGAACGGTACTGGGATGAGGTCGATACGTTCCAGCGGACGCACCCTAACCCCGAGGCGGAGGCGCTCGCGCGCGCGTTCGCGAAGTTCAATCCCGACCAGCTCCGCGATCGGCTCGGGCGTTGGGCAGAGACGGGCGGAGCTGGCACAGGCGGAGGCGGAGGTGGCGGCGGTCTCACCCCGCTCAGCCCGACGCTGTCGGATCGCGCCGAACAGGGTGGCTCGGATCTGCGGGAGGCGCTGATTCAGGATGCGCGGACGCTTCCGTTCTCCGACGATCCTGCAATCGCGGCCAAGATCGCGAACATGGTGCACATCGGCAAGGCGCTCGCCGAGCGCGCGAAGAAGGATCCGGCGCTGAAGTCCCAGCTCGGTGCGATCGGACAGCGCGTCATTCGCGCGGACGATCCGCAGGAAGCACAGAATCAGGATCTCGTTCCGGGCATGTACCTCGATGCGAACGGTCTCACGGCGGGTGATCCAGTCGGGTACCAGTGGGATCACCTGAGCCTGGAGGAGGGCATGACGCTCGAGGAGGTTGGTGGGCGTCAGGCTGCGGCGAAGATGCAGGATGCCTGGATGCAATCGGCAACGGATGATTCCCAGACGTCCTGGGCCGTGCAGATCGCGGCCGGTGAGCACCTCGGCGTCCCGGACAGCGCCGCGGGCTACATCTACGACGCCTTCGAGGGATCCCCCGCCGATACCTGGTCGACGGATGAGGGAGCGATACTCGGACTGGATCCCGCCACCTCCGATGCTTCAACGATCGACCGTCTCTACGAGATGGCGCATTCTCGTGTAGTGAAGGCGTATGTCGATCAGGTCTACAGCGACACGCAGAAGTTCCTCGCTGATCGTGGAATCACCGAGGTGGCATCCTTCCGCGGTGTGGAGTTTGACCCGGACCAAGGGCCGGAGGATCCGTTTGGATCTAACTCTCCCGATCCGCAGGTTCGTGAGGTAGGTTTGAATCCACTGTCGTCGTTCTCGACGAGCGACACGACGGCGTACAAGTTTGCACACGCCGGAAGAGGCGACTACGTAACAACGGCGTACATCATCGAAGCGACAGTTCCCGCTGATCGGATCTTCTCGATACCGGTCACCGGTCCGGGGTGTTTGGAGGAGACCGAGATGCTGGTGGCGGGTGGAACTGTCGAGGCGCGCGTTACGCCTGTTACTAATCCGGAGGATTCTCCGTGGGATGGGTCATGGCCGTGACCGTCTACCTCGATCGTGTGCAACGAAACGCCGACTGGATCAAGACGGTCTCGTGGGAGTACCCGACGGACATGGGGCAGTTCCTGCAGTTCATCGGCGGCCCCGCAGCGCTCGAGCACTTCCTGACGCTGCCGGTCGCCGAGGCGATGCCGCTGACGCTCCGCGTCGAGCTGGGACTCGCGCACAACCCGAAGGGGCTGTCGTTCAAGGACTTCGTTGAGTCGCAACACCCGCGCGACACGCATGGTCGGTTCGCCGAAACAGCGGGCGTCTCCGGGATCCTTGAGCCGAACGCGTCGCGGATCCAGGACTTCTCGCCCGATGAACGCGATACGTGGTCTCAGATCATGGACGACTACGGCGTGTCCATCACGGATCTGAGGGACAAGATGGCCGCATACGTCGACCAGGACGCGATCGACCACGCCGAGTCGTGGTATCCGTCGGCCTCGCAGATCTCGACCGATCTTGCCGCCGAGACCGGGATCTCGAAGGACCGGATCGCGACCGCGTTCGGGATCTGTTCGCCGAAGTGTGTGTGGAAGGACAAGAAGACTGGCGAGGGCGAGGAGCGTTACGTCTCGGAGATGGCGAGATTCATCGGACGCGGGACGACGGAAGACGGCCAGGTGATCGCCGACATGGATCCGATGGAGGCGTTCCTGGCGTGGAAAGACGAGTACACGAGGAACAACACAGTGCTGACGCTGAAGGGGAAACCGGCGAAGCCCCAGCTCATGAACCAGAACGGCGCGAAGGGAATGGCCGTGATGATGGGCAAGCTCGATCCCGAGGACGTGCTCAACGACAACAAGACGCGCTCGTTCTTCGACAACATCATGGATCCAGGCGGGACGCACGAGGTCACGATCGACACGCATATGGGCAAGGTCGTCGAGATGGTCTACGGGGTGTCGGCACCTGATGCGATCGCGTTCCTTGGTTCGACGGGTGGGACCGTAAAGAAGGGCAACCGCGTGCTCGGTGCTGGGTACGTAGCGATGGCGGAGGCGGTGCGTATGATCGCCCTGGAGTACGACGTGCCGCCCGATGTCGCACAGGCCGCGTTCTGGGAGAAGATCCAGGAACACCCGCATATATCCTGGGATGATGGAGTGGAGTGGCCGACGGGCAAGGCCAAGGTCAAGAAGCCCAAGAAGGGCAAGAGCTGGTTGGAATGGTGACCTATCTCCCTACCGACTTCACGAAACTTCCGGCGTACGACCCAACGGAGTATCTGACCGACGAAGAGGTCGAGGCAATCCTCGAACGCGAGCAGCGCGAGGCGGAGGCGAAGTTCGGCTCGGGCGCCAAGGCGTTCGACGAGCACCTGCATCCTCGAGACGCCGAGGGACAGTTCACGGAGACGGGTGACACACGGCTGATGGTCTCCGCCGGGCCGATGGCCGGTGTGAAGATGACGATCGGCACGTTGGACGAAGAGGATCAGGCGACGGTGCGGAACACGCTCAACGATCTCGGAGAACGGTACCCGGCGGTGGTCCCGATGATTACGTCGGTGAAGGCCACAACATTGAAGGGCGCGTGGGGAAAGTGGGACTTTGCGGGGCGGATGGCGTTCACGAACATCGGCGCGAAGTACGGGGAGAAGTGGAAGGATCCCGAACTGGCTTCCACCGTCGCGCATGAGTTCGCGCATGCAATGTTCCTGAACATGACCGGGGTTGAGAAAGCAAACGATCCGCCGATCACCCGACACTCCGATCGTCCGCCGGGATACGCGGAGGAGTACAACGCGAGAACCTCCCAGCAACAGAGGGATGTCGCCGACCTCGTGCAGAACATCTCCGCCGAGATAGGTCGAGCGTTCGGGAATGATGCCGAGGCGATTCACAAGCAGCTCGCCACCGAGTTTGCGAGCACCGGGGACTACGTCGGGAACCCTCAGTACGTCGCGGACAACCCCGAGGAACTACTCGCGCAGGCGTTCGGGAAGTACGCGACCGGGCAGCACGGCAAGATCGCCGACATCGTCGGGCACGCGATCGACAGGCACTACGGGGTGCAGCATGAGTGATATCTCGATCCGGCCCGCCAAGCCCGAGGACTTCCGCGACCTCGCCGAGTGGATCGCATCCCTCGGCGAGCCGGGCGCGAAGGACTTCACGGAGCAGTTGCACCCGCGGGACTCGCACGGACGGTTCGCCGAGGTTGCGGGCGAGGCGCCGTTTGACACGCCGACGAACCTCGGGGATCTGTTCGACACGTTCACCCGCGGTGTCGAGCGTTACCGGAGCTTGCTCGCCGCACACGGCGGTCCGCCGGAGGATTCGTTTCCGCTCTCGCCGGAGGACTTCTACGCCAAGATGAATGTCGACGAGGCGAAGCCGGAGGACGTAACACCGAAGCAGCGTGCGGTGTGCGAGCAGGCGGCGGCGGAGTTCCTGGCCGAGCCACGGTTGCAGCCGATCTTCGATGCATATGGGGAGCCTGAGATCGTGGCGGCCTCGCGCCTGATCGGGTCTGATGACCTGGTCGGGGATGATCCGCGGGACAGGGGTGTCATGGCCCAGTATTCCGGGGGCACGATCTTCCTCTACGGCGGGGTTGCCGGGGATCCGGAGTTTGCGACCAAGCTGGTGGATGCCTCACCGGGGTTCAGTGTCGGTGGTGGGGATCTCCCGCCTACGATGCTGCACGAGTACGGCCACCACGTCATGGGTGTGATCGGCTACGACGAGTTCGGGGACGACAGTGCGTTCGCGGAGTCGTTCAAAGACGCGATCCTGGGTGACGGCACCGAGGAAACGATCGCGATGAACACGAGCCAGCTCTCGGATTACGCCGGGTACTCGGTCGGTGAGGCGTTCGCAGAGGCGTTCACGACGGTGATGGATCCCGAGTTCGACATCGATGACTACGACGGCGGCATGCGCGACGCGCTGCAGCTCATCGTCGACCAGATCGAGCAGGACACGCCCGACCCGAATCAAGGAAGGTTGTTCGGATGACCTCGATCCTGAAGCCCGAGACCGCCGCGATCGCCGACCTGGGCGAAACCTGGGACGAGGCTCGCGCGCGAGCGCGCGGGAGCAAGGACTTCTCCGAGCACCTGCACCCGCGCGACGCGGAGGGCAGGTTTGCAGAGACGGGCGGCGTGAGGATAGAACGAGACGGGGAGTCTCCGGAGATTCGCGCGTTCAATCAGGACGGACAAGAGATCGGTCGGTTACATCTGGACCGAGATCCGGCAACGCTACGGATGGATGTTTCCTGGGTCGAGAGCCGTGAGCCTGGAACGGCAACGCGGCTCGCCGAGGAATATCACCGGGTGCATCCGGATGCGATCCTGCAACATCGCACGTTTACTTCCGAGGAGGGACGGGCCTGGGCCGAGAGCATGGTTGAACGGTATCCGTCCTGGAATGTAATCGCGATGGCGGCCTCGAAGGACTTCACCGAGCGTCTGCACCCACGCGATCCGCACGGCCGGTTCGCTGAGGTCGGCGGTCTCGGGGACACGGCGCTACGGTCCGGCGGGTTCTCGTTGTCGCTGGCCGGGGACCAGCCGGATACGGGCTGGATGGTCTCGCAGTACGGTACGGAGCGGTCGGTCTCGATCGAGTCGCTGGCATCGGAGCAGCCCATGGAAGCGATCCCGGGGAACCCCTGGCACACGAACATCAAGAACGAGATCGATCGATTCGTGACTGACCATGGGGACGATCTGAGACAGCCGAACTCCTACCTGGGAGGATGGGTGGACGGAGGGCGCCTATACCTGGACGTCTCCCACAACATCCAAGACGAGGACGAAGCGATGCGATACGCCCGGGACAACCACCAGCTCGCGGCCTACAACGCGGGGACCGGTGAGTACGTCGAGTTCGAACAACAGCGCGCTGCGTCGCGTGGGCCGGAGCCGGTCGCGAAGTCCGAGAAGGTGTTGCTCACGGTCGACGAGGACACCGATCTCGACGAGCTGACGACCCGGCTGATGCGGGCGCTGTTCGAGTAGTTCCGTTCCTGGTACGATACCCCGGCACGAGGGAACGACGGGTTCGCATACGATGCCCAAACCTCGAAGGCCAGATGCGCCGCGTCCGGGAAACCGGCCGGAGGTCACCGCGCCGGGGTAGTTAGGGGAACTTGCGATCAAACGGTGAAGGGACCGGCCCGTCGGCCTCTCGCGCGGGAGCTGGTTACGCGAACGGCACGGGCGCCAGGAGCACGGATCTGCAGGTCCGCTTGGTGAAGGCACGAATACGTAAACCGACCGCTCAACGATGTCGGTGAGCAACGTGTCGATGAGAGTGAACACTCTGTCCCGTGCCGGTCACGTAACCAGCTCGCGTGCTTGCTGGTCGACATTGAGGACGAACCTCGGTAGCCTCTGGCTGTGCGACGGCTTCTCGTACTTGTCGCCCTGGCACTTGTCTTCACGACTCTCCTTACGGCGAATGTCGTAGCGAAGAAACCGCCTCATCCGAACCCGCATCCGTCCCCGACGGTTACGTCTCCGCCGCCGTCTTCCCCGCCGCCAACCTCGCCGCCGCCAACCGGCGACGTGCAGCCGAGCTTCCCGATCCGCGCGGCGTTCTACTACCCGTGGTTCCCCGAGACCTGGGGCGGATCGCCGAATCCGTTCTCGCACTACACGCCGACGCTCGGGTTCTATGACTCCTCGAGCGCGACGGTGATTCGCTCCCACGTCGCGAGCATGCTGTCTGGTGGGATCGAGGCGGGCATCGCGTCATGGTGGGGACAGGGGTCCAAGACGGACACTCGGATCCCCGCGCTATTGAGCAACACCGCGGATCCGTTCCGGTGGGCGCTGTACTACGAGCCGGAGGGAACCTCGGATCCCTCGAGCACGCAGATCAACTCCGACCTGAGCTACATCTCCTCGCACTACGGATCGAATCGGGCTTACCTGCGTGTCGGAGGCAAGCCGGTCCTGTTCGTCTATGGAGGGGGTAACGACGCCTGTGCGATGGCGCAGCGGTGGATCTCGGCGAATGCGGGCCGGTTCTATCTCGTGCTCAAGGTCTTCGGTGGCTACCGGACCTGTGCGTCCCAGCCCAACTCGTGGCACCAGTACGCGCCCGCGGTGCGGTCTGACGCCCAGCTCCCCTACAGCTACTCGGTCTCGCCGGGGTTCTTCAAGGCGAATGAATCTTCGGCCCGGCTCGCGCGGAGCCTGCCCGCGTTCACGACCGCTGCGGCCGCGATGGCCGCATCCGGCGCTCAGTGGCAGCTCGTCACGACGTTCAACGAGTGGGGCGAGGGATCCTCGATCGAGCCGTCAACCACCTGGGGCACCTCGTACCTGCAGGCGCTCGGCGCTCCGTCGCAACCGCCGCCGTCCTCGTCTCCGCCGCCGGTTCCGGGCGGGATGCTCGTTGGTGCGGCGGGGGACATCTGCGACAACACACCGATCGACTGCAAGGGCACCTCGGACCTGGTGATTCAGAAGAACCCGGCGCTCGTGCTGGCACTCGGGGACACGGTGTATGACTCGGGAACGCTGGCGGAGTATGCCGCGCAGTACGAGCCGAACTGGGGACGGTTCAAGTCCAAGACCCAGGCAGCGGTCGGCAACCACGAGTACGGCACGCCGAACGCGGCGGGGTTCCGTACCTACTTCGGGTTCCCCGCAACCGGCGTGCTCTACAACTCGTTCAACTCCGGCGGCTGGCACTTCGTGCGGATGGACACCGACCACATGACCGCCACCGAGGTCGCGTGGGCCACGTCGGATCTGGCAGCGGACGGTTCGACGTGTGAGATCGCCTACGGCCATCACCCGCGCTGGTCATCCGGATCGACACACGGCTCTGACCCAGGACAGGACGCGATGTGGAAGGCGCTCGCCGCGCAGAACGTCGACATCGTGCTCTACGGTCACGACCACGACTACGAGCGGTTCGGTCTCATCAACGGGATGCGCGAGTTCGTGGTCGGCACGGGCGGTGCGAACCCGTATACGTTCGGGACCGTTGTCGCGGGTTCGCAGGTCCGGATCCAACACCAGTTCGGCGTGCTGTTCCTAACGCTGGGGGCCAGCTCGTATTCCTGGCAGTTCATCAACTCGGCCGGGTCGGTCCTGGACTCCGGGTCTGATGTCTGTCACTAGGATTCTCCGGATCCTTCTTGTCGTCGCGGTGCTGCTGGCGGCGCCCGCAGCCGCACAGGCGGGCATGCGCTCGAAGATGCTGCACGCGACCAACCACTCCCGCGCGCGGTTCGGTCTCGCTCGAGTAGATCTCGATCGGGAGCCGTCACTGATCGCGCTCATTCACTCACGAGCGATGGATCGGCACGGTGGGATCTATCACACCAAGCACCCGGCCCAGGTCTATCTCGCCGGGATGCGCTGGCGCTACTGGGGCGAGAACGTCGGGGTGACGGACGGGACGGTCGCCGACCTCGAGCACGCGTTCATGGCTTCGACGGATCACCGTCGCAATATCCTGAACCCGGCGTTCCGACATGTCGCGATCGGCGTGGTCTGGATCAGAGGGGTTCTGTGGGTTACGGTCTTCTTCTGGGGCTGAAACATGCTACGGTCCGGTCCGGCTCCGTTACGAAAGGGGAGAGCCATGAGGAAGGTACTTGGGGTTCTGGCTGTGTCAGGACTCTTGTTCGCGTCGTTGGGGATGGGCGTCGCGCACGCCAACGATGACGAGCACGGTGACTACTGCCACGGGACCAACGTCATCGTTGGGTCGCGGCAGAACGATGTCATCCCGGGCACCCGGTGCGACGACACGATCTGGGGCCTCAAGGGAAACGATCGCATCTCCGGTAACGGGGGCGAGGACACCCTGCTCGGGAACGGCGGAAACGACCGTCTGAACGGCGTCGATGTCTTCGGTTCTCCCGAGCCGGACGTGTTGCGTGGTGGTCGCGGATTCGACGCGTGCGTCGGCGATCCGTTCGACACGTTCCTCGGTTGTGAGTCGGTCGAGATCCTGTTCTGATCGTCAGCAAAGAAGCCCCCGTCTCTTCTCGAGGCGGGGGCTTCGTGCTATCGTGCTGCCGCACCGGATGTGATGCGCGCAAGGTGGCGTCGAGAGCGGACGCGCTGAGGACCGCAACACACGATCCCCGGTCCAGAAGGAGATCGCGATGCCACGCACCGCGACTGAGTACCTCGAGTCCGAGGTCAACCGACTCGTAGCCCAAGCGCGCGACATCACGCGCAAGGCCGAGGAAGAGTCCCGCGGACTCAACGACGATGAGCGCGTCAAGGTCGAAGGTCTCATCAACGAGACCAACCACCTCAAGGGGCGCATCGGCGAGCAGAACGAGAACGAGCGTCTCCTCGAGGCAATCGAGAAGGCGTCGGAGATCACGAACGGAACCCCGACCGTCGAGGACGCACCTGCGACCTCGCTCGGAGATGCGTTCGTCAAGTCCCAGGGCTACACCGCGTTGATGAAGCGCGGGTTGGTCGGCTCCTGGACGTCCGGCCCCATCGCCTTCGGCGCCAAGGTCAACGACGCCGACGGCAACCGCATCGTCGCCGAGACCGGTTCGCCGATCTTCGGTGGCGGGGTGAACACGCTTGACCCGATGATCCTTCCGGGGATCCAGGGTCCGGTGGAGCAGCGGCTCACCGTGGCCGACCTGCTCGGGCAGGGCACCACGTCATCGAACGCGATCGTGTACCTGAAGGAAACACTGACGGTGCCCGGCGCGTTCATGTCCTCGAACAGCTCGGCCGTGTTGACGTCTGAGGGCGGATTGAAGCCCGCCGCACAGCTCGACTTCAACAAGGTCACGCAGTCCGTGGACAAGGTGGCTACGTTCCTGCCCGTCTCGGACGAGATGCTCGAGGATCAGCCGCAGGTCGCGTCGTACATCAACGGCCGTCTGCAGCTCTTCGTGCGTCAGGCCGAGGAGAACTACATCGCGCAGAAGCTGTACGCCAACGCCGGTCGCGGCTCGTCCGCAACCGAGCTGGACGCGTCCGGCAACATCTTCGACGGTGTGGCTGCAGCGATGATGCACGTTCGGACCGAGTCGGGCCTCGAGCCTGACGGGATCCTGATCTCGCCGTTGGACGCCGCAAAGATGGACGTCCTGAAGTCGACCGGTGGAACCGGTCAATACTTCAGCGGTGGGCCGTATGGATCTCCCAGCCAGAACCCCTGGGGGCTGCGTCGGATCATCACCGCCTCGATCGCCAACGGCTCGCCGTTGGTCGGCGCGTACCGCGAGGGCGCGACGTTGTGGCGGCGCGGAGGGCTGACGCTTGAGGCGTCGAACTCCCACGCCGACTACTTCCGTCGGAACCTCACGGCGCTGCGTTGTGAGGAGCGGCTCGCGGTCACCGTGTACCTCGACCGTGCGTTCCAGGTCGCCAAGTGGTAAGCCCCTCCTAACCCAGCAGGAGCGGGCGAGAGGCCGGATTCCTTCGGGGATCCGGCCTCTACCATATCTGCGGTATCGCGAGGCACTGTGCGGCTCCGTACCGTTTCCTCCGTGTCCGGTACGGCTCGACCGTGTATCGTCCGGTGCGTGAAGCAGGCGGGGCGTACGGCGCTGATCTTCGGGGTCGGGGGACAAGACGGGTCGTATCTGGCGGAGTTGCTGATCGGTAAGGGCTATTCGGTAGCCGGAACAATCCGCCGATCCAGCTCGCCGAACCTGCAACGCCTGGAGAACTGTCGGGAGGATCTGAGGCTCCTGTGGGGCGACGTGACCGATCCGACCTCCGTGGCCGAGGTGATCCGAAAGACCAAGCCCGACGAGGTCTACAACCTCGCCGCGATGTCGGATGTCGGGATCTCCTTCGACCTGCCCGGCTACTCCGCCGAGGTGACCGGGGCCGGTGCGGTGCACATCCTCGAGGCGCTACGCCAGCTTCGACCCGAGGCCCGGTTCTACCAGGCAGGCAGCTCGGAGATGTTCGGGATGAACCCGGACGTGCCGTCCAACGAGGACTCGGCGTTTCACCCGGCATCACCGTACGCCTCGGCGAAGGTCTTCGCCCATTACTCGACCCTGAACTACCGCGAAGCTCGAGGGATGCACGCCTCAAACGGGATCCTGTTCAACCACGAATCCCCGCGCCGCGGCCATGGGTTTGTCACCCGCAAGATCTGTCACGCCGCAGCCGCGATCGCTCGGGGAGGCCAGAAGGATCCGCTCGTGCTCGGGACGCTGGAGACCTCCCGAGACTGGGGACACGCCCGGGACTATGTCGGGGCGATGTGGCGGATGCTGCAGCAGGACGAGCCGGGGGACTACGTGATCGCGACCGGCGAGACGCATACCGTGCGGGAGCTGGTCGAGACGGTCTTCCAGGCCGTTGGACTCGACTGGGAGGAATGGGTCGTGGTCGACACCGAGACCGCCCGCCCGCTCGACCCGCCGGTGCTACTCGGGGATGCATCCAAGGCCGAGCGCGTGCTTGGCTGGCGGCCGCGCACACGGTTCCACGGTCTCATCGAAGAGATGATTGAAGCCGAGGTCTTCGTGTGAGCGATCGGGTCCGGGTGCACGAGCAGTTCTCTGCCACCGAGCTGCAGGAGCTGTACGGCCGACCGTGGGAACAGGCGTCGTCAGATCACCCGCATCTCGCGCACTGTCCGAACCCGTGGATCTACTGGGATCTGATGATCGCGGTCGGCAAGAGCTTCACCGACATCGACTCGATCGCGGACATGTCGTGTGGGGATGCGACGGTCGCGCGTGCGCTCGGGGAGCACTTCAACATCGAGCCGATCCTTGGGGATCTCGCGCCGGGATACGCCTATACCGGCACGCTGCTGGAGACGGTGCCATTGCTGGTGCCGGTCGACCTGTACGTCTGCACGAACACGGTCGAGCACCTCGACGACCCGGACACGGACCTGAAGCTGATCCGGCAAGCCACCCGGGAGATGCTGCTGTCGACGCCGGTCGAGGAGTGGAACGAACCCTCCGGCGGGCACTACTGGGCCTGGAACCGCGCGGGCGTCGAGGAGATGTTGGTGGAGGCCGGGTTCGCTGTCTCGGCCTACGTCGAGCTGGATCTCACGCCGTACTGGAACCCGCACTGCAAGCACGGGATCTGGGCATGCCGATAGCACTGATCACGGGAGGGCACGGGTTTCTGGGGTCGCATGTCGCCGACGAACTGAAGCGTCGAGACTGGCGGGTGCTCGCGCCGACGCACAAACAGCTCGACCTCGTTCACGGGAACGAGAACCAGGCGCTCGACATCGTCTTCGCGAAAGCCCACCCCGATGTGGTCGTGCACTGCGCGGCGGCGGTCGGCGGCATCGGCGCGAACGAGGCAGAGCCGGGACGGTTCTTCTACGACAACGCCGCGATGGGAATCAACTTGATGGAGGTCGCTCGGCATTGGGAGACGAAGATGGTCACGATCGGGACGGCGTGTATGTATCCCGAGTTCGTTCCCACACCGCAGGTCGAAACGGACCTGTGGAACGGCTACCCGGCGCCGGTCACCGCGCCGTATGCGTTCGCGAAGCGCGCGATCCTCGAGATGGGACAGGCATACCGACTGCAGTACGGCTTCAACGCGGTGTTCGTAATCCCGACGAACCTCTACGGGCCGCGGGACAACTTCGACTTGGAGTCCTCCCACGTCATCCCCGGGATGATCCGGCGGTTCGCCGAGGCAGACGGCGGGGACGTGACGCTGTGGGGTACGGGGATGCCGACGCGGGACTTCCTGTACGTGCAGGACGCGGCGCGCGGGATCGCCGATGCGGTCGAGAACTACGACGAGCCGGATCCGATCAACCTCGGGACCGGGGTCGACGTGTCCATCAAACATCTCGCGGAGACCATCGGCACCCTGACGGGATTCACGGGCAAGATCATCTGGGATAAGTCCCGGCCGGACGGCACGCCGTACCGACGTCTCTCCACGGGGCGCGCGCACAAAGCTCTGGGATGGTCCGCGACGATCTCGCTGGAGACGGGCCTCGAGCGGACGATCCACTGGTGGAAGGCCAACAGCGAATGATCTCGATCCTCGTTCCCTCGCGCGGCCGCCCCGAGCGGTTCCGGGAGATGGCGACCTCGGCGTTCGCGACCGCACAGTCCGACATCGAGATTGTGTGCCGTCTCGACGACGATGACCCGTCTGCGGGCGAGTACCCGACGGACCTGAACATCGCCTACATCATCGGGGAGCGGCCACCGATGATGTCGGCGTTGTGGAACGAGTGCTGGGAGCGTGCGACCGGCGACGTCGGGATGCTCGCCGGGGACGACATCATCTTCGAGACCTACGGCTGGGACACGGCGGTGTACTCGGGCATGCGCCAGGCGCGCGACCGGCTCGTCATGGTCTACACCAACGACCACACCCCGCGGCTCGCCCCCGTGTTGCCGTTCATCTCGAGACGGTGGGCGGATCTCGTGGGGTTCACGACCAACGACTTCCCGGGGTGGTTCGCAGACGAATGGATCTGGGCGATGGCCGCGGAGATCGGCCGGGTCGTGTACCTCGAGGACATCACGATCCGCCATGACCAGCGCGGCGATGATCCGACCTATCTTCAGGCGGCGAACAAGCGCGCGATGATGGGCGGGATCGACGGGCTGCGCCAACGGTTCTACTCCACTGACCTGGTCATGCAGCGCGATGGTCTGATCCGGGAACTGCGTACGGCGATGACTGACAGCATCGTGCTCGAGCCGATGCCGCGCCCGGCGTGGTTCCAGCAGTCGCTGGACTGGGACGGCGAGAACCGGCCCCGCACGGTCGAGGGACGCAACAGCATGCTCGTCGTGATCCACTCCTGGCGCGGGGACGCGGACCTCGTGCGCCAGTGGATGCCGTATCACCGACGGCACGGTCGTCCGATCCTCGTGCTGTCTCCGGCGGATGCGGAGGTGGCGGGCTGGGCCGCGGAGGACGTGTCGTTCAAGGCGCTCGGCAAGCGCGGCTACTACGGGCAGGACTCACTGGACCGACAGCGGCTGCACCTCGAGTACCTGCTCTCGCTACCGTATGACTACTTCTTGCTCAAC